CTTAGAATACGGTAAAAACCAAAAAAGAATAGTTTTCACTGATACTGATCATCGCCATGCTCAATTGATTGTAAAGCTAAAAACCGATGGTATGACACAGGCTAATTTTTTTCGTTCACTAATAAGTGGCTACATAGATGGAGATGAAAGAATAGAAAATTTCATACTAGAATATGGCAAGCACTCGATCAAGAAAAAACAACAGGTGGAGAGAATTAGAAAAACAGGCCGCACTAAAGTGTCAGAACTTGGTCTTGATGATGAACAGATTGATAATTTATTTGATCTTATAGCAGAGGAGTTTCCAGAATTATGATAAAAGATGGTTTATTAAGTTGCAGTAGAGCGTGCTTAAAAAAACAAAAATGCTGCGACAAGAGTGAGTGTAAATTTTTCGTTGATTACGAGAGCGAATATAATTGTTGCTTAATATCAATATACGAAAATGGCCCCATGACACTTAGAGAAATAGGTGATAGGCTCGGGATTTCCTTCGCAAGAGTTAAGCAAATAGAGAGCCAAGCACTAAAGAAAATTAACAACTCTAGTTTAAAATCGTTTATAAACTAGCTTAATGAAAAAATACGTACTATTTATACTAGGAAATACACATAGGAGTATCTTAAATGTCCCGTAAAACTTTACTTACAGAAGCTGAGGTCCGTCAGTTTCTTAAATTAGCTAACCTTAAAACTGTAGGTGATGCACGAATCCAAGAAATGTATGGCGCTATGCCGGGAGGCCGCGACGAAGAAGACGAAGATGGTCTTGAAGAACAAGAAGACGAATTAGAAATGGACGCCGAAATGGCACCCGAGGGTGGCGAGGAAGACATGGAAATGGACGTCGAGCTTGGTGGCGATGACGAAGACGCTGATATGGACATGGATATGGACGTAGACGCCGAAGGTGGCGCCGGCACCGTAGATGTTCAAGAATTTATGGATGCACTTGAGTCCGCACTCGAAGATGTCCTAGGCGAGCCTGTCTCCGTAGATGATGGCGATGAGGGCGATGATGACCTTGACGCTGACATGGATATGGATGTTGGTCCCGACGACGATATGGGTGGCGATGACGAGATGGCCATGGGCGGAGACGACGAAGAGCCAATGATGGAAGATGAAGATGTCATCAACGAAGTTGCTCGACGTGTCGCTGCTCGACTTCAAAAAGAGCAAAAGAAAGACAATGTGGTTGATGAGTTAGCCGAAAGAATCATGAAAAGATTGACCAAGTAGGTTGACACACTCAACAATGCATGATATAATAACCACCAATCCGGTGGTTATTTTTTTAGGATGAGTATGGAAACATGGTGGCTACATTTACTGGTTTTTACATTTGGTTATGTTACCTGTAAAACTTTTTACTTTGTTAGAGCAAACAGGATCAGCCTTTCGCTTATTAAATTGGCACATGTTATTTATTTATCAGCTGTTGTTAAGTCAATTGAGACTTTAACAAATGCAAGATTTACGGCTAAAATGAATGATATTGAGCCATATCAAGCAACAAATGTGTTTGATGATGAGATTAAATTACTCAAAGACAGATCAGTGACATATTTACTACAGCTGCATCCTAAATTTTATCGAGATATACTCAAGTTTGATGATTGGGAATCATCAATGAGATATTTAAATACAAACAAGAATGCCGTTTTTAAAATTTGGAAAAAACAATGATTGATAAAATTAAAAAAATATTGAATGACCTTGCAAGTGAGGATAAACAAGTGGTAAAAATTTCAGAAGAAGATTTGATAGAGCAATTGATTGGCTCGATGCCCACACAAAAGGAGCCTGATTTAAGGATAATTGGACTTTTTTCGGATGTGGCAGAAGAGAAGGTAGCCGAATTAGCACATGCGCTGTTATATCTTAACGAGCTTAACAAGCTTGAAAAAGAGCAGGAAAACAAAAAGCCAATTCAATTCTACCTTTCCACTTATGGTGGCAACGCAGATGATATGTTCGCGCTCTATGATATCATGAGACAAGTTAAAAAAGATACTGACATTGAAACCATCGGCATGGGCAAGGTTATGTCCGCTGGTGTTCTGCTTTTGGCATCCGGCACCAAGGGACAAAGAAAAATTGGTAAATACTGTCGAGTTATGATTCACTCTGTTGTTGGTGGTAGTCACGGTTCATTGCCGAATCTAGCCAATGAAATGGAAGCCATTCAGCAGATTCAAAAAGACTATAGCGAAGCCCTAATTACCGAGACAGGTATGACGAAAAAGCAACTTAAAGAATTGCTTGAGCGCAAAGTTAACGTATACCTTTCGGCACAAGAGGCAGTTGATTTGGGTATCGCAGATATAATTATTTAAAGGAATTAAGATGAGCAAATTTTTAGATGACATGTTTATTGATGTGAGAAAAAAGCCTAACCAAGAGATTGGCCTTGACTCGCTAATGGAAATGGTTGAGAAAACTATTGAGAGTATTGACACACTTAGGCACAATAAGAGCTTTCTGCTTGAGGCACCCCCCAGCTTTGAGCCCGGAGACGCATCGGCTACAGACAATGATAGAAACGATAACGTAACCATCATCAGGCGCCCCACTATTAAAATTACTGAACTGTGGGGTAAGACAGAAAATGGTGATCGTGATATTATGGAAAGCTTAATGAATAAGATCCAAGGTAACACAGTCCAGCAAAAGATCGAATCTGTTAACCAGTTCTTGGAAGCGGAAGCTCCCCCACCGGGCGAGGGCGACATTTCTGAAATCATGTCCTATCTAATTTTCTTAGACACCTTTGCTAGCATCGTTAACGACTATGGTGCATCTGTATCAGGCTTCCTTTTTGAGGCGTTTCTAGCTGCTCTCATGGGCGGTACATCGGTTCAGATCGATGACCCAGCCGACGTTGGGGCTGCAGCAGGCTCACTTCCAATTGAAGATGTGCAGTTGATGATCAGGCAGAGTGAAGAGGGAGATGCTGAGATTAAGCCATACAGCCTCAAGTTACTTCGGCGCGATGGTACGGTTAAGGGTTCATTTAAAAACATTGTTGATTATTTCTTGGACCCTGCGGAAGGTCGTAGAACTGACTCTATTGTTTATCTCATTGTAACTAAAGACGCGGAAAAACTTGCAGGCGGAAAGCTTGGTGCATGGAATGGTACGTTAAAGTTTTTTGAATTCACAATTACTCGCGATAACTTTTTAGAACTAATTGGTGCCCCCAAGGAGGTTCCTGTTTACGACTACCGACCAGTCACATTAAAACAGCGTAGCAAGCAAGCTATTGAAAAAGCACCGTCTGCTATCAAGGGTTACCCAAGATACAAAACTATGGACGGGGAAGACATCCCAGAAGATACTGTTATGGAGCGCGGAGCCGAAGTATTGAGAATTGTCAATACCGGTGAAACTGAAAAAGTGATTAAAGGTACAGCTGCGAAATTATACACTCCTGATCAATACGAAAAAATCACAGGCCAATTTGCAGATGCTCCAGACATCGATCGTCAAATTTTTGGAGCCCTGCAAGACACTAAGGGCTACCAATCAGAACAACAATGGTCGATTGGGCACGGTGTTTACACAAAAAGCTTCATTGGTCAAATTAAACTTGAACCAGAACTTTTGAAAACACGCGCAGAGGATTACACACAAAGTCTGAACACGAGTATTGTGAAAATTTTCAATGCCCTCGGCGATCTATCAGACAATATCAACAAATACTTTATTGGTGCCGGCGAGGATATGAACAGAAAAGCTGTCGGCGTAGCTGCTAAGAAAGATGCGGACACATTAAAACAAGAAGTTGATGCAACTATTTCTTGACACATTCTTCAAAATAGGATATAATACATACATAACTTTGAGGTACTAATGAGTAGAGAATTTGATTCTAAAGAGTCACTACAAAAAAAGATTATGAATGGAGTCAACACACTAGCTGATAATGTTGGTTCAACCCTTGGCCCGCAAGGCCGTAACGTCTTACTGCAAGAAAAAGATAAGACACCTTTTATTACTAAGGATGGCGTAACTGTTGCGCATTTTGTATCCTTGGAGGATCCGTTTGAAAATGCGGCCGCTCAGGTCATCAAACAGGCAGCAGTAGAAACAAACAGTATTGCAGGTGACGGCACAACAACAGCGACTGTTTTAGCCCGGGCTATCATCCAAGAGGCGCAAAAGTATATCGCCTCTGGTGTATCTCCTGTGGAGATCCAGAGAGGTATTAATAGTTGTGTGAACTATATCATCGAAAACCTTAATGGTATGGCTACCCCTGTTACCAGTCTTGAGGATATTCAACATATCGCCACCATATCAGCCAACAACGACCCGTCTATCGGTAGGCTGATTTCAATGGCTGTCGATAGAGTTGGGCAAGATGGTTCGATTACTATCGAAGAGTCTCGTTCAGTTGATACAAGTATTGATATCGAAGAGGGCTTTAAGATTCCGGCTGGTTTTTGCGCCGGTGCCTTTGTCACTGATGAGCGCCGGTCGATGATGATCCATGATGACCCACTGATTCTTGTGACCGACTATAAGATTGACGCAGTTGAGGCGGTTCTGCCTATTTTAGAAATGATTGCACGTGAGTCACGACCCCTCATCGTTGTTGCAGAAGAAGTCGAAGGTCAAGCACTTGCAGCTTTGATCATGAATGCCATGCGCGGTACACTAAAAGTTGCTGCTATTAAAGCACCTCTGTACGGTGATGAACGAAGAGAGTTGTTACATGATCTATCTTTATCCGTGGGTGCAACATTTATCTCGCGTGAGTCTGGCACTAAATTAAAAGATGTACAATTAAAAGATCTTGGGTCAGCTAAGTTTATCGAAAGCACACGTTTTTCAACTACGATTGTTGGTGGTCATGCTGATTATGAGAACATCGAAACAAAAATTCAATCTCTTAAGTCGGATGTTGAAAACTGTTCCGACATGTCCACGGCAGATACGATACAGCAACGCATTGTCAGGTTATCTTCAGGTGTAGCGGTAATCAGGGTTGGCGGCAGCACCGAGGTTGAAATGACCGAACGTAAACACAGAATTGAAGATGCACTTGAAGCGGTCAGGTCTGCTCAGGAAGAAGGGGTTATCCCCGGTGGTGGCACAGGTCTTCTCCGTGCCAGCATGAGTGTGGCCCTTGTTTCCCATGATACAGACTTTGATATGTCAGAACAATTTACAGGTGTTGAAATCGTCAGGAAAGCTTGCATGGCACCCATTAAACAAATGGCCCACAATGCCGGTGAATCTGCAGATATTATTATTAAGGACATCTTACATTCTGAAACCGACGAGATGGGTTGGGATTTTAAAAAGAACAAGTTGACACACATGATTGATAATGGTATCATAGACCCAGTGAAGGTTACTAAAACAGCCTTGCAAAACGCCGCTAGTTGTGCTGGCACACTGCTTACAACTAACTTTGGCATTATTCAAACGGAGGGCAAATGATGAATCAAGGCGATCTAGTTCACATCCCACAAGGCGTCGAGCTTTGGTGTGAGACTGATAAAGGAATGAGGCTAAGGAGAACCGAAAGACCAACAGTTGGAGTTTACTTAAACTCGATGAGTCCAAACATCTATCAGGTTTATGCAAATGGTCATGAGTGGAAACTTAAAAAAAGGGATGCGTATCCCATGGGGTTTCCATGCTAGTCAAACTAACTGAAATATGTCAAAACAACATGCTTACCAGTAAGAAGAATGTTTATACACTTCGAGAGGTTTTTATAAATCCCGAGCACGTTGTTATGATCAGAGAAGAAGGCCGGATGCAGCAACTAAGAGAACAAGGGGCGTTGCCGGAAAATCTTAGCGATTCCCATCGATTTACGAAATTAACAATCAATCGTGGCCACACAGGTACAGAAATAGTTGTTGTAGGCTCCCCAGATATTATTGAAAAATCACTTAACCAAAACAAAAAACTTATTAGAGGATAAAATGAACCCACACCAAAGAATTAATATACAGTACTCTATTTCAATGGAAGAATTGCCAAACGAAGTTCATAGAGTTTATAACAAGTCACTAGAACAACTCAAAAACATACAAATCCCAGAATTAGACACAACAGAGTTGTTAAACTCCACAGCTACTAAAATGATTGATGAAGCCAGACAACAACTTGCTAAAGCAGATTTAATGTTGGCTGACGTTCAGTCAATCATAAACTCTTATGTAGAATATGAATTGTCATTGTCTGCACAAGCATCCCAACAAGACGCACAAGCGCCAGACATTGTTCATGAAAACCCCGGTCAAATCGCAGATTAATTTTAATTCAGCGCCGACAATTAAGCAGCTTATTCACCCTGATCAGCAAGTTGTAAGTGCTCTTTTGTTCTCTGGCCAGCTAGAGTGCGAATTATCATTTCATGATGTTGATTTTATTATGTCAACAAATCGGCATGCCATTTATGAGTTTTGGGAATGTTTTATAAAAGATCCCTACAGGCTAGCCGAAACCGCTGATTCTTTGCATGAAGAAATGAGTCCCCAACTTGTCTACGTATTTCAAAATGATTGGCCAAGGTTCAAGGATCCTTTCTTTAGATCGTCAATATTCTTTCTGTTAAATAAATACTCAGTTGATGGCACTATCTCGCACGGTAATTTTAATACTAATAATTACTCGCCGCTAAATGGCAGGTCTATGATTAATTTTCATGAGAACAATGATATTCAAAAACTTAAATTAAAGTATTATAAGGCTGAAAAATTTCATGAGTCCTTTGAAGATTTAAAAGCAAACCAAGTTTTATTTATTCCAGCAGGCAAATACAGCCCAAGTCCGTTGGCAAACCAAACTTTTGCGGGGCATGATAAATATGTCTACAACGAAAAAGCCCTTAAAAAAGCAATATATGGCTTAAATAAAAAGTTTATCCTAGTTTACAAATACCATCCTAAGTTGGTTATAGAGTACAAAAACTTTAAGCATATTATGGTTGACAAGTTAGGTCAACCAACAACTAATTCCGTTGCAGCGGATGAACTTATTATTACAAATTTGGAGTTATGATGTCATTCAACATTTTTTTTGCCTGTGTTTTATTTGCCATTGGACAAACAATGGGTTGGTTTCAACTAAATGCACAATTTGTTTGGGATTGGTGGAAAGATAAGCCCATCCTGTCAGCAACACTTTTTTCGATTCCAACAGGTATATGCTTCTGGTATGGCATTAAAATATGCTATGAAGAGTGGGGCGAAGTCTGGGGCCCGAGGTTTTTGATATTTACAATGTCTTATTTAACATTTCCGATTTTAACATGGTATTTTTTGAATGAGAGTATGTTTACAGCTAAAACAATGGTCTGTGTAATCCTGTCTTTTGCTATTGTTGGTGTCCAACTCTTGTGGAGACAATAGATGGCAGATATATACTTGTTTGATGTTGATGGCACGCTGACGCCTGCAAAATCGCACATTGCCCCATCCTTTAGGGACTCGTTCCTTAAGTGGCAGAAGGATAAAGAAGTTTACATTGTATCGGGCGGCTCATTTGTTAGATTAATTGACCAGCTTGGAGTTAACGTACTTGATGAAACATCAGGCGTATTTTCTTGCATGGGAAACGCTTTTTATCAAAGACGTGATCAAATTAATGCTTCTGGTATGAATGAGTGGGTGCTAGTTTATGAGAATGGCTTCGTGCCTCCAAAAAACTTAATTCGCTCTTTGCGTTCATATGTGAGTAAATCAAATTATCACACAAAGACCGGCAATCATCACGAGGCTAGAACTGGTATGATGAATTTTTCTATCGTTGGCAGAAATGCTTCCGCCGAACAGAGAGAGGAATATGCGGCTTATGATGCTGAAGTAGGTGAGCGCGCCCGCATCGCAACGAAACTAAAAAACAAGTATACTGAGCTAGATTTTGTTATTGGTGGTGCTGTTAGTATAGATATTTTTTATAAGGGGAACGATAAGTCACAAATTATCAATAGATATTTTAACGAAGCCCTTGAATTTAACAGTATTCATTTTGTTGGCGATAGGATTCCTGAGCCGGGTAACGATTATGCACTAGCAAACAAACTTAGAGGCCATAAAAATGGGCATATATACGAGGTTGAGACTTGGGAAGATACAGCTGAGTTATTAAAGACGCCTCCTTTTGCGTAGATACTGATAAAAACAACTATTTATAGTGTTGGAGTTTAATAAATGGATATTTATACTGGTAATTGGTTCGATTACCTTCGCGAAGAAGTTTTAACAGAGGGCTTGCGAGACATAGGTTTACCCGAGAGTGTTGTTGATTGGATCGAGAACATTATGCCTGACGCGCCCGAGAAGTCAAAGATGTACGTGGGCAATCAATGGAAGAAGAG